CCGTCGTGTAGAGCTTGCCAAGCTGATACCGGCCCGGTGTCGTCGTAGGGGTCAACACGCCATTACCCGTCGTCGCGGTGTAGTCGGTCCAATCCTTGATGCGGAACCCGAATGCACGGCCTTTGACGGCGCGAAAGAACGCATCCAGCGTTGCCGTGTCGGCGGCATTCATCGCGCGCCGTCCGACTTCGAACCGGATGCGCGATTGCGTCCATGCTGGAATGCGCCCGTCGCGCCCGGAGTAGATCGTGTTCACGACGGTCAGATAGGTCGGCCCGACCGTTGCGCCGAACGCGATAGTGTCCGGGAAGCGTGGCGATTCGAGGAACGTTGCCATCAGCTATTCCTCGCCATCGCGATCTGCGCGTGCGTCATGATTTCGCGCGCCTGTTGCTGCGCGGTCTGCCGCGTGGTGCCGGGCGGCACGGCGATATTCATGTTCCAGATATGCTGCCTGCCGGGCATCGCCTCACTACCCATCGGCGTGACCCGGCCTGACTGGTTGCCCATCATCAGATAGGTCTTGTTCGCGACGTTCAGCAGTTCGGGACCATTCTCGGCAACCTGATACAGAGAGCCTGCCGAAGTTGGGCCGCCGCTCGCGAGCGCTGCCGTGACGACGGGCATCGCCATGTCAATCGCGCCGTCGACCTCGACGCCCGCGCCTGCCGCCGCCGCGCCTGCGCCGCCACTGCTGCCCAACATGCCGACAAGTTGACCGATCAGGCCACCGCCGCCAGCGCCGCCGCCAATGCCAAAGAGACGCGCCGCAAGGTCTTGCGCGACGATGCGCGCGATGGCCTGTTCGATGGAATTGGCCATGTCGAGAAAGAGTTGCCGGAACGTCTTGGTGCCAGATATGGCACCTTCGATCATGTTCGCAAAGCCGCTGGCGAAGATATCGTCGAACGTCTTGCCGAGCGAATGGCTCGCCTGCTGCAACTGTTCGACGTGGCGGCGCAACCCGTCCGTTTCCGCCTGCAACGATTCAAGGCCGGACGTATCGGCTGCCTGTTGCATCCGTTGCGCGATGGCGTCCAGTTGCTGCACGGCCACGGCGCGCTCGTTGTCCATGTCCGCCATGCCTTGCAACCGGCTTTTCTGGCCGCTTTCGACGAGGTTGTTCTCGCGCTCAAGCTGAAGGTTCAGGCGCTTCTCGATTTCCGCCGCGTCGGTTTTCAGGTTGTTGACGAGCTGGATCGATTCGGCATTCGCGCGCACCCGGGCCGCCGTGTCGAGCGTGCCGGTATCACCCTGGGCCCGCGCGCGGTCGAGCAATGCCCGGTTCTGGCGGTCGAACTCCGAGCCTGCCGTGACGGCTGACTGGCCCCGCTGCCCGGCGAGGATGGCATTCAAGCGTTCGACTGACTCGCGATAGGTGTCCGTGTCGCGCGTCATCGCCTCGGTGTTCATCGCGAGTTTTTCACGGTCAGCGGACAGGGCCGCCTCTTTCCGGTCGGCGAGGTCATGCGCCTTGGTCAGTGCTTCGGTGCGTGTCGCCGCGTCGGTGGCCTTTTTCGCATAGTTCTCCTGGATCGCGATCTGCTGGTCATACAGGGCGCCGACACGCTTCGTGTGCGCCTCGATGACGGTGCGTTCCGTGTCGTAGAACCCCTCAATCGAGAGCTTGTTGTTCTTGTAGTAGACCTGTAGCGCCTGTTCGCGCTGCGTGAGCAACTTGTCCTCGGCGGTGATCTGCGCCTGCAACGGTTGCAGTTGCGCGCCAAGGTCCGCACGCGCGAGACCCGTATCCTTGAATCTTTCATGCACCGCTGCGAGCGCCTTCGCGCGCATTTCGGGCGTCCAGTGACTTGTGTCGGCGCGCCGGTTGACGTCCTGTATCGCGTCCTGGAGTTTTTGCTCGCGCTTTTTGGTGTCCTCGATCAGCTTGTCGTAGAACTCGCGGTTCGTGACGTCGCGCTCGTTCTGGCCCAGCTTCTGTTGCTGGAGCAGGGCATTGTCTTCCTCACGCATCTTCTTTTTGACTGCATCACGCAAGGCCGCTTCGAGTTGTTCGCGCGGGCTGACCCAACCGGCGGGATGCACGCCGCCCATGATGCTGCCGCTTTTCGGCAGGGCTTCGAGTTGATCCTTGATCGCCGCGATGCGCTCGTCGAGCGTTTCACTGCGGCCCCAACCGAGCATCCTGTCCCATGTCCAGCTTGCGGCTTCGCCAACGGCATGCCAGGCCGACTGGAGATAGCCGAGATTTTCCTGCGTCTTGCTCAGGTGCTTGTTCAGCGCCTCAAGCGCGAGCACTTCGGCTTCCTCGGTTTTGCCCTGCTTTTCGAGCGCCTTGATGTGCTCATAGAGTGCGACGTCAACGAAGTGATATTGCCGGTTCGCTTCCAGCGCCCACTTGAGCACGCCGTCCGTCATCTTCGAGAAATCCTTGACGACTTCCTCGGACTTCTGGCCGGTCATGTCCGCGAGCCGGGCCGCCGCGACGCTGGCCGTTTCGAGCGCGAGGCCGGAAAAGCGGCCGGTGCTCACGAACGCCTGCGTCATCTCGCGCGCATGCGCAATCGACACGTCGGCGCTTTGCGCGATGGTTTTCGCCATCGCGTTGAACTGGCCTTCCGTCACGCCCGCATAGTTGCCCGTCAGCCGGATTGACATGGCGAACTGCGCGGACTCATGCGCGCCCTTGATGAACGCGGTCGCCACAAGCGCCACGGCGCCAGCGACAACGCCGAACGTGACGCCGAGCGGCGACATGAGCGCATGCATCCAGTCCATCTGTTCGGCAAACACGAACAGCGAACTGCGCAACTGCTTGAAGTTACCCGCCGCCAGTTCGTGCGCGAGCACCATCAGTTCGGCACGCGACTGGGCCGTCATTTTCCCAAGGTGCTCGGCGTCGTTCGCGGCTTCCTTAAAGCCGTTGATGCGCTGAACCGAACCCGCCGCCTTGCCGATGCCTTCAATGCTTTTCGCCGCCTTCGCCGCGGCTGCGTCCATCGCACGCGCGCGCGACTCGACAATCTGCGCGGCGCGTCCCATGTCGCCTTCGAGACGCGACGAGTTCGCATACAGTTCGAGCCCGAGGCTGCCCATTGAGGCCATGTCAGGTCACCTTATGCCGGATGATCGGCACGTTCCTGAACGCGCCAAGGATCAGTTCGGACTGTGCGTCCGGGTCGGCAAGCAGCACCGGTCCGGTTTCCTCGCGCGGACGTTGCTGGAACGGCATGTAGTCCATCGGTGCGGCCGGTTTTTTCATGTCCAGCGAGCCGTGATTGGCCACCGTCGAGGCGATGATGCCGGCGCGCAGATCGGCGCGCGGCTCACCGAACGGCTCGATACTGTTGAACGCCATCCACTCGCTCAGTTCGGCGCTGTCCAGATTCGCGAGCAACTGGCGCACGGTCATGCCGAGGGTTGCGGCGAGGCGGAAGTAGAAACGTCGCTCGGGCCGCTCACGGAGTTTTTTTCGGCGTTCTCCACGCTGTCGGACGCGAGACCGTTCAGGCGTTGCGCGACGGTGAACAGCCGTTCAATGGCCGCCGAACTCTTGCCTGCAAGCTCAAGCACATCGGCGTCGCCGTCAAAGAGCGCGCGGCCCGCTTCATCGACGACCGTGTGAACGAGCAGCTTGGTCCGCATGTTCACGGTGTCGACGCGATACTTGCCGTCGCCGTCGCGCTTCATCAGGCTTGCCTCGTAGGCGTCGCGCTGCGTGCCCGTCATCATGCGCACGATCACCGCGCCACCCCATTCGGGGACATTAACCGTTTCCGTTTTCAGGTCATCGGCAGCGAGAATGTCGGACTTCGTGAGAATCCTGGACATGTGTGTTCGTCCTTTATGCGTAGGTGACCGGGCCGCTGAGGATCAGGTTCAGGTTCGCCGTCAGGATCTTGTCGACACCGCCATCCCAGGGGAACGTCTCGACAAAACCGTTGAAGCTGACGTTGTGCCCGTTCGGCAAAACCAACTGGAATGGCACGACAGCACCCGTCACGAGCAGGTTGCGCAGCGCGATCTGCCCGGCGTCCGCCATGTCGATATGCACGTCAAAACCGAACGAACCGGGATCGGAGAGCCCGGAAATGTATTCCTTGACGGTGCTGGACAGATTGGTCGCATCGAGCCGCGCATTCTTGCCGTCGAAGCCCTTGAAGGTGGTGACGTTGCGGATTGCCGTCCACTGGACAGGCGTGAAGACGGGCGAGCCCGCCATCGCGCCGCCGCCCGTCGTGTCGAGCGGAATGGCGAACGTATTGACCGTCTTCGCCAGCAGCGGAAACGTGCCGTTCAGACCGACGGGCGCCGTGGACCCGGAAATGGTCCCCACGTCACCAAGCGCCAGCCCATGCGC